GTCAGGGTCGACAGAAGGCTCCAGTTTCCTAGTTCGGCCCGGTAGAGCCAGATGCGGTTCGTGCCGTTAGCATCGAGGACCACGTTGGCGGCGTTTTCAATCGTGCGCCCGTTCCCGTCGATAGTGACCGGGGCTGCGGTGAGGCGGCTATTGGGGTCAATGATCGCGACCCGCGCGCCGTCCGATGGGGTGGGCGGCAGATAGATGGTCTGCGCCTCGGTGCTGTTGGCAATCAGGCGGACGTTGGCGCTGGGGTAGGGCCACACGTCAGAGGTCCAGTCATAGGAGTAGTCGACGACCCCCTCGACGCCAATCGGCCAATCACCGAGGGGCTCGCCGACCTCATAACCGTAAACACTTGAGACCAAGGCGTTCAGGCGGGACAGTGCCTCCGCGATCTGCGCAGTCGTCGGGGTAGCGCCGATGGCAATGAGATTGCTCTCACGATATGCCGACGTAATGATCTCAAGTGTTACGGTCATGTCTTATTCCTCCAGAGGCCCGCCGTTATCGACGATCGTCGCGGCGAGTTTGGCCTTGGGCCAGTTCGTAGCGAATTCGATGCTATCGTCGGCTTCGTGCATCTTCTCAAGCATAGCGACCAGTTCGGTCTGGCTGTTGCCCTCGACGAGTTCGTTGATCTTGGCAGCCTTGTCGGCGCTGGGCGGCGTCGCCGGTTCGGCCGGGGCTTTCTTGCCCTTCAGCTTGCTTGGGCTGTCGACCCAGCCTTCGGGCACTTCATCTTCGCTTTCGAAGATTTGCGAAGCGCCATCCGGGCCAAAGCGCCACGACGGCCAAGCCTGATGAACGTAGGTCATGCTATTTCTCCTTGACGAATGGACCCCGGCCGAAGCCGAGGCCCACAGTTGTCACCGATCGTGATTAGTCGGAGTTGGCGGTCGCGTCCTTGAACAGACCAAGGGCAATCAGGCCCGCGCGGATCTGGTTCACGGTGGTAACGAGATCGTCGCCCTGATCCGCCGTAGCGAACCCGAACGGCGACGCCGAGGTCAGCGCGGTGGCGATCGGGCCGTTGTTCGTAAATTCGACCTGATTGGCGGGCAAGAAAACCTTGCCCCCCTCGCCGTTGTCCTTCACCGGGCCAGTGACAGCCGCGATGTTGGACGGATTGGCATTTGCAGTAACGTCGGTCATAGGACCATTCCTCTTCGTATCTTGGGGAGTAGCGGCTGCCCCTCCCCGGTTTCAGCGGTCGCCTTAGGCGAGGCCGCTCTGGCGAACGCCGAGGCGGCGATCGACGTTCTTCACGCCGTACAGAACGTCCCAACGGTGAAGGTGGGTGTCGTTCGTGCCGTCGGACGTCCGCCAGTAGCGGATGCTGACGCCCGTTTCCGGGTCGGTGGCGTAGCTGGCTTCACCGCTGAACGGAGTAACCAGCTTGGCGAACACCAGAGCGATTGCCGACCGGTGGAAGGTCGCGTTCTGGCGGTAGGCGGTCGAGGCGGTGCCCATCCACGTGATGGGAGCGCTGTCGGCCGGGGCGGCGGTCACGGTCTGGTACGCGCCCGACGTGATGATCGGGTTGGCGATCGTGAGGGTAGCAAGCCCGGCACCGTCGGCCACGGCATCGGCAAGGACGACGAACTGGAATGCGATCCCAGTATCCTGCTTGGTCCGCGGGTTGACGAAGTTGACACCGGCGATCGAACCAACTTCACCGGCCTTGATGGTGTGGCCAGCAGTCAGGCCCTTGACGAGCAAGGTCTGCTTGTAATCGTTGGTGTTGATGTCGGTGTAAGCGACGTTCTGGCTTGCGCCGTTTACCTGCGTCGCACCCGCAGCGGCGCGAGTGCCGGCGACGAGATTGATGACCGACTGGGTCATGTACGGCTGGACGTTGCCGATCAGCGGCAGCTTCGCCCGTTCCAGCGCGCTCTCGGCGACTTCCTTCTGCGCGTACAGGCTGGTGAAGTTACCAGCGAGCGCCCAGTAGTCGATCGGCGAAAGAACACCGTTGCGGTCGGTCTGCGGAATTGCCATGATATCCATCCGCTTCGGACCTTCGAAGTAGTCCGTCGCGCTGTTGATATCCTGGCCCGGCGTACCGACCCAGTTCGGGAATTCCAGCGCCATCGCCATCAGGTCCGAGTCGATGGTCTGCGCAAGCTGCGCAGCCTCGGCTTGCATGATCGCGCTGTTCAGCAGGTCGGTGACGGTGAGGGTCGCTTCGAGCGACGAAAACCCGATATCGATACCGCGCTGACGGTCGATCTTGATGGGTGCTTCGCCTTCGATGACGCTCTGCAGCTGAGCGACCGCGCCTTCGCGGACAACGAATTCAGGCGGGCGCTTAATGTAGACGGTATCGCCGACCTTCTTGAATTCGTCCTTGAACTGCGTGGTGACCATCTTGCCCATGACCAAGTTGTTCTTCAGCAACTTGAGCATGACGTTGGCATAGACTTTGGGGGTCAAGAGGGTATTTGGTACAGCCATGACGGCATCTCCTAAATAGGGTTAATGTTAACGATGCTTGATTAAGCCGTCCGCGAGTTTATCGAAGGCGGCAAAATCTTCCGTATCGGGCTCGGCACCAAACTTGCCCCCGGACCCGCGCGATCGCTCGGGAGGAGGGGTAGGCGCTTTCGACGCGATACGGGCAGCGGGAGAGGACTTATTTGCCTCGAACCGTCCCTCCAGACGGGCCATCGCGATCGCTTGCTCCATTTGACCCAAAGCAGCGATCCTCTTTGACTCCGCAGGGTTGCTCGCCAGATGATAAGCAACGTGCGGTCCCACTTCCGAGTCCTTGATCATGACCGCCATCAGCGCGCTGCAATCCCAAGTCTGCTTCTTGGCACCGTCGGTGACCTTTTCGGCAAAATCAGGGTACTGCTGAGCGATGGTGGGGTCAGCCACGGCACCGGTCCATTTGGCCTCCACTTGAGCGAGCTCTGCGCGGGTCGCCGCCTCACGCTCGCGCCGGTCATAAGCGACATTGGCGCTGTGGGTTGCCAAATCGGCGATATAGCGGCCATCCGCTTCGCCGAACTCGTAGTCTTCCGGATTGGGTGCGTCTCCGGGCTTGCGAGTTGGCTCTTCCTTCGCAGGAGGAGCCTCCTTCCGATCGCGCTCATCGAGGCGACGGTTGGCTTCGGCAAGTTGGCGCTCAGTTTCGCGGAACTTGCCGGTTATTTCGGCGATTCGCTCCTCAACCGACGCACCCTTATCATCCGAAGTAGGAGTTTCCCCCGGATGATCATCGTCGGCTGATGGAGTTGCGGGCTCGCCGGTGCCCGAAACTGATTGACCATCGTCTTCGCCGTCGCCGTCGTCCAACGAGGACTCGAACGCGGCAAAATCATCGCCCGCCGCGGCAGTATCGGCTGCCGGGGCTGGCTCTGCGGCTAGCGCAGGAGCAGGAGCAGGGGCGGGGTGTCCCTCGCCATCGCGGATAAAGCGTCCTAGCCGCTGTTCGTTGGCGGTCATGCCCCCGAATGCTCCGCTGCTCATGAGAGCAGCCTTGGTATTGATGGTCATTGCGTCTTTCCCTTCTGTGCGCCTCTTGGGCGGTCGCTTGCGGAGCGAGAACCGGCGCTGCGGGGTTGATTGGTCTGAACTTTAGCAGATGCAGCGCGATCTGCCAAATCAATACTTTGCCGATGCTTTTCGTGGCCCTGCATGATAGAAAGCATATGGCTTTGCGCCCTTATTTCGGGGTCCATCTGTGCGTCGATCGCCGCCATTTCGGCCTTGGAGGCGGCAGCCTGTGCGTCGGACTGCGCTTTCTGAGCGTTCGCCTTGGCAGTTTCCGCATCCGCTTCGGCCTGTTGCGCCTTGGCGGTGGCGGTGGCCAGTTCGATCTGTCGCAGCTGGTTGGCTTGCTCCATCTGAGCCTGAGCCTCCTGCATCTGCATCATCTGCTGCATTTCTTCGGGGCTGGGCTGCTGCTGTCCGTCCTGCCCGTCCTGACCCTCGCCACCGGCGTCGTCGTTCGGGTCTTCCTGCGTGAGTTCCTTGGGCATGGCGCGCTTCATGCGCTCGGAAATCTCGTGCGCCCCCGGCCAGTCCATGTTCTTGGCAACTAGATCGCCGATAACCGACATCAGTTCCGGCGCGGTCTGGATAAGCTGGAGCATCGCTTCCTGCGACTCCTGCCGCTGGGTCATGAACGATGGCCCGGTGTCGATCACAACGTCG